CACTATTTATTAAACTCCATGCGGCGGCATCAATCACCAATGTAAAACTACCGTTTACCGCGTCAATGTTTGTTACGGTTAAAGGAATGGCGGCAGGGGGCGGGTTGTAATCTGTGATGTCAAATGTCAACCCGTTGCGGGTATCAATGATGTTTGACAACTCACGGCGAACAATTTGTGCATTGATAGTGACACCAGTTAAATTGATGTCTGTTCCTGTTGGCGTTTGAAATGTCAAATTCCAATAGGTTTGTTGATTCCATACCAATTCGCCCGCAAGAATGGGGTTGTCGAACCCGCTTACTTGTGCAAGGGTATTCTTATTGAAAATCGCCATATTAGCGTTCCCTAAACTTAGTCAGAACATCCGCGCACTCGCGGGCTAATGGTGTCTTGTATTTTCATATTCTAACCGCCTAAATAAATACACGCAATCTGTTGTATCTCGGTTGGGCTAGAAAAAGTTACTGCTTGACGGGATTTGGCTACCGTAATAGAACGAACAAAATCATCCGCTTGTTTCATGCCTTTGCCCGCAATAGAACTTGTAACAATTAGGTCGCCAATTTCAATGTCGCCGCTTTCGCCACATACATTAATAAGCCCTTCACCCAAAGCATTTATGTGGATTACCTTTTGCCCCGCAGGGATAGGGTAATACATTGGGTTTGGAACGGGTGTAGGGTTTGGCATGGGATTGCCTGTAACGGGGTCAATTTCTCCCGCATTTAAATATTCATCCCAATCGGTTGGCGGCACATCAAAAACTTGGATGCAAACGCCAATAACGCCTTTTTGATTTGCGGTTGCGCTTTTCTTGTAAAGCATAACAATATTAGAAACATCTAACACCGCTTCAACTTGGTAATCAACAACAATGTCACCAACAATCGGGGTTTCAGTTACTTCAATTAAACCATCGTGCGTTCCTGTAAACGGTAAGTAACCGCCCGCAGAATAAATCGCACCCGTTGTAGATTGCAACGTATAACTATCATTACAAATGTAGGCTTCAAATAATAAAGTTGTACCGCTTGTGTTGTATCGGCGACAAACTATTGCGCTTTGCGTTGTTGTGTTTGCTATAAATGCTTCTGCAATTCTGTTAGATGCGGTTGGCCCGTAATAGGCAAAATAACCCGCATTGTCTAACGCATCCAATGTTGTTGCATTGTAAGGAACAAGTGCAATATTATTTGGCGTTCCAATACTACGGTTGTATCTGCTATTTAGTGCGGATGTATTTGTTGATAATGCAGTAGCAGTATAAAAAGAATTGTAGTTAAGGTCATAAGTCGAAAACGCATGAATTGCGGGCGCACCATTTGAATAAGTAGATGCACCAAATGCCGCACCAGTATTTACTGATGGGGTTTCTTGAAACGCCATTAACGCATAACGATTGTTTGTTGTTGATTCAAAACCGCCTACACCTGAAAAACCATTTAGAACTACGCCCGCATTACCAAGGGTAAAAACACCTCCATTTAATGTGCTTGTTGTTCCTGATGTAATTTTGTCAACTTGCAATGAATTAGCAGTAATTGCGCCGCCATCAATGAATGTAGTTGTCGTTCCACCCGAACCAACCGAATTTGAAAGGTTGGTAAAAGTAACTAATCCATTTAAGTTTTGCCAAGTAAATACCGTGCTGATATTTTCGCTATAAGAACCGCCATAAGTAATTTCTTGAAATACAACAAGAACCGCCCAATATTTATTGTTGGCAGATGTTGTTGAAACCGCGCTTGGGTTAAATGTTGTACTCCAACCGCTTGCACTAATGCTTGCGGTTTGTGTTGAAAAGTTATACGCAACCTGTGCCGTTGTAGGTGCGGTTGGTGCGCTTGCTTGTCCCGTGTTGTAGTAGAAATAAACTTGCGCGTTTCGCGGGCCTGTATCCCCGACCGCGCCCGATGCGCCCGTAGGACCTAAACTACCCGTAGGGCCTGTAGCCCCCGTAGGTCCTGCACTCGCTACGGGCGACCAAACAAACGCCGTGCTTTTTGTACTTAAAGTAGATTGTCCAACATCATTTCCAACCAAATACGCAAAGTAATATGTGCCAGTATTTAAAGTTAAGTTTGTAAATGTGTAAAAAGAATTATTAGTAACGGGTTGGCTATTGCTTGTTGTTGCAGTAGTCAACAATTGCCAATCAGCGGCGGTTGGCGTTGCGCTTGTTGTAAAGAAAAGATTTGCAAAAGTTACACGCCCTGTAACTGGAACAAAAACAGTAACGCTAAAGTTAGGAATGGTCGCGCTTGGGAATCCCGTAACTGTAGGTGCGGCTAATGCTGAAAAATAACTAGGTGTAGTCAAACCCGAATTAGGTACGGGCGTAAATTGCGTTATGTCTTTGTCGTCATAAACTTGTGCGTTGTATTCAGTTAAATCTAATTTAGCCCCTAATGAGCCATCGGGTAATGATGCTTCGTTAACTTTCATTACGCGGAATAGTTTAGAACTCCAACCGTAATCAGAATTGGTAACGCTAACTACATCGCCCGCATCAACTTGGATGCCGTAATAAGTAGTGCTAAAAGAAACAATCAAATCTTCCCGCGCTTGTTCAAGCAAACGATTAGCAAGGTAATGCGCTTGCACGGAATCGTTAACTAAGTCATAAGTAATTGAATACTTGTTAACGGGTTCGTTGGGGTAAAGTAATCCGCTAGGTGTTTCAATGTTTACAAACGCGGCTTGGTCGCGGTTTTCTTTAAATGGGAATCGCGCTTCAATTTGATTAATTGAACTTGTAATATCACTAGCACTAACGCGAATTTCGCCAATGATGTTGTTGTCATTAAAAGCATACGCGGTTGATTCGGCTTTGTTAATAACTACCGACCATTGACCCAATGGGGCGTTATAAGCCATCCAAGAATCGCAAGCGGAAACAATGCGGTCAACATTGGAAAGAACCGATTGCCCCGCATCTAATACGCCGTTGATACGGTAGCGCGGTTGCGTAGATGGTGCGCCGCTACTATTTGTAAATGTAATGTTTTGGTCGCCATACGCGTTTAATGCGGTTGCGCTTGTACTATTTACAAACGCCGCATCTACCGCGCCGCCATAAACCGCATTGGTCATGTAGTCATACCAAACATCGCCCGCTTTGGCTACGCCTGTTCCGTTTAGCGTATGCGCTACTTTAAAAGTAATTGGGTTAAGTTGCGTTGTATCGGCATCGCGGTTGTAAATTAGTTTGACAATAGCAAAGCCTAAACCATTCATTTGCCGCGTTCCTGTCCAACGCTGACCAACGGCAATATCAGAACCGCCCATAACCGTGCTAGGTGCTGATGCGCCATTTGCTGATGTAATTGTGCCGCCCGTTGTAGATTTATAAAGATTAATATAAAGATAGCCGCTAACTTTTGTATCTACATTTCCCGCTTCATCGGTAAGGCTAACAACTTTAGTTAAATCGCTTCCATCAAATGTAATTTTTCTATCGCCGTAATACATATCAGCGGTATCAAAAGTAAATTGACCATTAGGGCTAATGCTTGAAATAGCCAAAACATAGTACATTGTTGTTTGGTCGGTTGTTAAAACCGCATCAACGAATGTGCCGCCCATGTACGCATTACCGTAAACAATAGGTATAGCATTAACTGCGCTTGGCGGTACTTGTTGCCTTACGCCCATGTCTTGTTGCGTTTCAGGGTTGTCGGCAAAAATTCTAGAAACAATCATTGACAAGGCAAAGTTTACGGCAAAGGTAGCATAAGCAATGCTCATTCCTGTTGCCCCTGCCAACCATCCCGCGCCCGCGGCAATCATTGTTGCTACCATTTTATTCCCTAACAAAAGTTGCACTAAGGGATTTGTATCCCCTGCGCGTGTAATCAATTAACGGACCGTTTGCAGAAATTGAAGTGCAAACAAAATCTACATCACCCGCTTTTAGCATTTCCTTTGCGCGTTCATCAAACGCTTTCCAAAGCCTACCGCCAACCGTTCCATTGCGATGTTCAGGTTCTACCCACCACAATAATTCGTTTAATTCTTTTACTTTGGGCGACCAAATGTTAGAAGTTTTGTAAGCCACAATCGCGCCCCTAAGATGCGAATCGATATAAATGAACCCACGCCCTTGAATGATGCTAAACAATAGTTCTTCAACATAGCGGGGAAAGTGATTATGCGATTCACCAAGTTTTTTAATAGGATTTTCATAGGCGTATGCCTCCACAATTTCTAACAGTCTAGGTATGTCGTATCTTGTTGCGGGTCTTATCATTTTTTAATCACCACCATTACCACCGCCATCGCCGCCGCCATCCATTGTTACTGTAGTTTCGCTTGATTGCGTTTGTGTTTTTGGCGGTGAACCAAAATCAAAAAATGTATTTGAAATTTCACTTACGCGGTTCATTGATGTATCGCCCGCATAAATAAATTGCCAATTGTTTTGATTTGTCTTAACGCCTGACAATCTGTTTTCCAAAACACGCCGCATTGATGAACACGAAATAGAACAAGTTGCAATTCTTTCACGGGCTTGCGTATCA